TAGAAGCTTAAGTTATGAAGATAAAAAAGATTACAAATATAGTATTCAAGAGTTAATCGACATGAATGATTTATATATAAAATATAAAACCGATCCTATCCTCAATCAAGGGAGAACTGAGGTTTTGGACTTTCAAGATATGATAAAAAGCTTTACTAAACTGCCAAAGGACCCAATAATTAAAGTTTTAATGNTGGATGAAGCGCAAGACTCTAGTGCTCTACAACGAGCCGCAGAAGAAAAAATGGCTAGGAACTGTGATTTATTTTATAAAGCGGGAGACCCAGATCAGTCTATCTTTGAGTTTGCTGGGGCTGACCCCCACAGTTTTCATTTAGAATTTGCACATCCAGAAGTAGAACTAGATCTAGGGTACAGGTGTCCTAGAAAAATAAATGAATGGTGCAAAGAAGTTATTAGCCCTATATGGAAACACTACAAATACAGTAGGACATGGAAACCAAGAGAAGAGTTAAACAAAGATGGTAAAAGAAATGGGGTTGTAGTTGAAGGAGAAATTTATCCTTTAATGAATTTAAAGCAAGACCCAAATTTGCATTTACTTATAGACAAACTATTAAATACTAGAGAAACATTTATATTCACCCACAGGTCTGGAGAACCTTATGAAATAATAGAGTTTTTAAGAAAAAATAATTTACCTTACAAATTTATAAAGAAATATGAGAAGCTAGAAAAATCTTATTGTTATCCTAAACAAGAAGTTGAACTTCAAAGAGAATATTTAACTTTTTCTAAAGGAGAACTTAAAAAATGGAATATATGTAAAAAACTATTAACTGGAATAAGCTCCGAGTATCATGGACCACGGAACACTGTTGAAAACATTGAAAAATTAATCAGGAAATCTTACACTATAGACGATTTAATTCAACAGCAATTTCTTTTACCTATTATTAAAAAAACCAATGACTATCAGGAACTTACTGAAAATGATTTAAAAATTAAAACTTATATACGTAATATAGTCAATAATAACAGGGACTTACACGATATTACAATTTCTGTGGCTAATATCCATACCATCAAAGGCAGAGAGTTTAACCATGTTATTTTAGACTTAACACTGACAAGAGAAGAACAATCAGATTTTTCTAAAAGAAGAATAAAGTTTGTAGCCGGTTCAAGGGCGCGGGATACATTATGGTTAATTAAATCGAAAGGACTTAGTCTATGAGTGAAATATATAAAAAACAAGTAGGAGGTAACCATTACAAAAATATGGTTATACAACCATCAGAGTTTATAAATAAAAATAACTTGCCCTTTGCAGAAGGCAACGCTATAAAATATTTGTGCAGGCACAAACAGAAAAATCAGAAAGAAGATTTATTAAAAGCTAAACATTACATTGATATGGCAATTGAAAGGGATTACCCAGAGGGACAATAATGGCACTGCCTGAATTTAGCGACATGGATTTAACTGGCGTTGATACAATTGCTATTGACTTAGAAACACATGATCCAGATTTAAAAACTTTAGGCTCGGGAGCCATAAGAGGTAAAGGTAAAGTATGTGGAATTGCTGTAGCTTATAACGACGAGAGATTTTATTTTCCCATAAGACACAGTGTTAAGAATGAAAACATTCCTGTTAAATTTGCATGGAAAATTTTAAATAAAAAAATATTTCAGAATAAAGATATTACCAAGGTATTTCATAACGCGATGTATGATGTATGTTGGATTAGACAAGAATCAGGGCTCATGGTTCAAGGACCAATTGTAGATACAATGATAGCTGCGGCTATCATTGATGAAAACAGAATGAGATACTCTTTAGATTCTTTGTCAAGAGACTATTTAAAAGAGACAAAATACAAGTACGATCTCGAAGAAAACTCTGTTGAAGTATATGGAGTCAGTGATGCAATTAGTAATATGCACATGCTTCCTTATGAGGGCGTTAGAGATTACGCAGAGCAAGACGTTAATTTAACACTTAAACTATGGAATCTTTTTAAAGATAAAATAGATTCCCCTATTAACACTAATGGTAAAGTTAAGTCTCTAAGAAACATATTTAATTTAGAAATGGAACTATTTCCATGTTTAGTAGATATGAGGTTTAAAGGAGTAAGAGTAGATACAAGTAAAGCTAAAACTCTAGGTAAAGATCTAAAAAAACGACAAGACAGAATTATTAAATATATAAAAAAAAGAACAGGTATAAAAATAGAATTATGGTCTGCNGATTCTATACAAAAATTATTAGATAAGTTAGGGGTAAAGGATTATAAAACTACGCCTAAATCAGGGCGCGCAAGTCTACCAAAAAATTACTTAGAATCACACCCTAATATTTATTTAAAATTGATTGCAAGAGCACGCGCTTATGATAAATTAGTTAACGTTTTTGTTAACGGTCTTTTAAAGTTTGTACATAATGGCAGAATTCATGCAGAGATAAACCAACTCCGGTCTGAAAAAGCAGGTACTGTTACTGGAAGATTTTCAATGTCTAAACCTAACTTACAACAAATCCCTTCAAGAGGTAAATACGGTAAAATTATACGTTCATTTTTTTTACCTGAAGAGGGCGAACAGTGGGGCTCTTTTGATTACTCACAGCAAGAACCAAGGCTAGTTGTGCATTACGCACTTAAAAATAAATTACCTGGCGTAGAAGACATGGCTGAAGCTTACAAAAAAAATCCGGACACAGATTTTCATGACATTGTTGCAAAGATGGCAAAGATTACTAGAAACCAAGCCAAGACTATTAATCTTGGATTATTTTATGGAATGGGTAAAAATAAACTAGCTGCATCTTTAGAACTAGATAAGGAAGGGGCTAAAGAATTATTTAATCAGTACCACAGACAAGTTCCTTTTGTTAGAAATCTATCTAACGGTTTAATTAATTTTGCCGAAGTTAATAAAAACATATTCACTTTGGAAGATAGGTTCTGCAGGTTTGATAGATGGGAGCCGAGAGCTAAGGACTGGGACAAAGATAAGGGAGCGTTTGTTTACACTGAGTATGTAGAAAAAGAAGAGAATGGTAAAAAAATAAAAGAATTACAGCATAACCCTGTTCCAATAATGAAAAGAAAAGAAGCTCAAGATCATTACTTAGCTAACAGATCAAGAAGTCTAGAGGAAAATGACCCTCATTGTTTAGAGTTCGAAAAGCATTATAAGCCAGCGTTTACTTACAAAGCTTTAAATAAGTTAATACAAGGGTCAGCTGCAGATATGACCAAAAAAGCCATGGTAGACCTGTATAAAGTAGGTATTTTACCTCATATACAAATACATGATGAGCTGTGCTTATCCATAGGGAGTAGGGAAAAAGCTGTGTTGGTTAAAAAAACTATGGAAGAGGCAATTATTTTATTGGTCCCTAATAAAGTTAATTATAAAAAAGGCAGTAATTGGGGGAATATAGAAAAAGATAAAAAAGATCTTACCTAAATGTAAATGTTCCTGTATAATACTAACAACTAAAATAGGAATTATTATGTTGATATATGGAAAAACACTAAACGACTACTTGGAATTAGCTAAAGCACATAAGAAAAAAGTTGCTGTAGGATTAATAGTAGTTGCAGTCTTATATTGTATATTTTAATATACACCTCGCACTAGACCTGCGCTAAATAATCAAATAATTGTAGAAAAGTTGGAAAACAACAGGGTTAATAATGATTAAAAAATGGATAAAATCTTTAATAGAAAAAGTTTTAGGTAAGTTCTGTAAATGTGAAGAACCAGTTATATTAGAGGATGAAGAATATTTAGCAGAGGAAAAAGCTCTGGCTGACCATGCGGAATCTTTTAAAGAGATAACTGAGCCTGAAAAAATTCAATGTAATACACACTCAAGATTTAAAAAGTCTTGCCCTATTTGTGTTGAGGCGGCCAAGTGACCAAAAAATGTAAAAATTGTCACTGTGACTGTCACTGTGATGGCGACCTTCACGGAGATGTTTATGGATTATGTACTTGTGAAAACTGTAAATGTCGTGAAGTAAAAGATGAGCCAGAAGGTCTTGTTGTTGATGAGACTGGAGAATGCGAATCGTGTCAATAATGGAGGATGCCAGGATGAATTATTATTTTACAGGAGTACTAGTTGTACTATTAGTTCTATTTGCTTTATTTGCTAAACCAGCATATCCAGACACTACACAGACAAACGTTAGTGGATCTAACACAGCAATTGAAGGCGGGTATGAATCAACTTCAGAAACTACATATCAATCT